GCGCTCCACTCCACCCAGCCATGTTCCGTCAGGATTTCGTGGTCCGAAGTTGCGCTTATCCCCAACGCTGTCAGGACGTCCTTCTCCCCCTGCGGGATCACTCCGTGATGTTGTACCCATTCTTCCCCATCCCAAACCGTATCCGTAGCCTGCACACTGACTATAGCAACCCAACCACGTTGGGTCAACACCGGCGTGTCGGGGCCAAAGCAACCCAACAAAGCGGACTTGGCCGACTGGCGAAGCGCCGGATGGCTTTCTTTCGAGAGTCCCGGTATATTGAACATCTGAGCACCGAACTGCGCATAGGGGTCTCCTTTTGCTCTAAAAATGTCGAGCATCTCGTCATAGTCAGATAGCCATGCAAGCACACGCGGCTCGATCTGAGACAAGTCGCCGACTGCCAGCACATGCCCCTCGGGGGCCATGATCGCCTTGCGCAGGAAACTCCCGCGCTTTAAGTTCTGCATGTTGATCGCAGACCCCTTCGATGCCGTCCAGCGCCCCGACAGCGCGCCGTAATAAGACAGCGGCACAGGCAGCCGCCCACGCTGAGATATCTCCAGGAACCGCTGCGCCCGTGTGCGCTCCGTTGTTGACTTCACCTTGAGCCGGGCCTCGCACAGCAGTGCCACGTCCTCGTTCGACCCGTTGAGCAGCGCTTGAAACATCGCGTCGTTCTTGGCGAAGGCGAACGTCTTGCCCTCGGGGTTCGGCGTCTTGACTGTCGGGCGCTTGTTCTTCATCGGGGGTTCCACCCCAAGCGTGCGCAGCAGCTCCGCAAACTGTGGGTTACTTGCCAGCACGCCGTCCGTAATGTTCAGCCGCTTGAGCAGTGCCTCGCGTTGTTCGCGCTCTGCATACAGCGCGTCGGTGAGCATGTCCGAGTCCAGCTCCAACAGCGGGCGGGTGTACATCTTGAGCGTCATGTCGATGAGACGAAGCTCGCTCTTGGGGTAGCCCTTGCCCAGGCGCTCGAAGATCTGCTCGCACAGATACACGTCATGCGCACAGTACTCGGCAAGTTCCTTCTCAATCCGGGGTGACAACTCGCTCAGACCATCCGTGCTGTTGATCGCCGTGCCCTTGGCCGGCAGTCCGAACTCTTCCGCAAGCTTGGCCAGACTGTTACCAACCTCGACACCACGCAGCGCCCGGGCCATCGAGAGCGTGTCGAAGATGAACGCGGGGTGAGCGTTGTAGTGCCATCCCAGGATCGCTACGTCGAACTGAGCGTTATGGGCCAGCACTGCTGTGCGGTTCCAGTCGATGGTGGCTGCCCAGTCTGCGATATCTCGACCTTTGATCCAGATGACGGGCTCGCTACTGCCCAGCTCGTGCACGCACAGGCCGAAGGCTTTGAACCGCACGTCGCGGATGTACTCCTCCGTGGTGAGCTTGCGCAGCGTGTACTCACGGCTGTCGTACACCGTCTCGAAGTCGATGGCCAGAATTCTGTCGAAGGGTGCGCTCATGGTGGGCTTCAGTTGAACATCTCTTTGGGTGGTGCGTCTTCCAACAGCACCGTGCCTATCGCCTCGGCAGCGCCCATGATGATCTCGGACATGTCGATGTCGTTGGCGTTCACGGAGAGCAGAGCGATGCGCTCGCTGTCTCTCACGATCAGCACGCCTGATGCGTCTGCGTCTTTGCCGTAGCACCGCGATATCAACCGCACGAGCATCTTGAAGTGCTCTTGATCTTTCTCGGGCAATGCGGCGAGTTGGTTGAGCATCTTCTCGTCGCTCTCAGCGGACTTATGCTCCCTCATTGAGTAGCTCCTTAAGTTCGTCCAGGTTTTGTTCGTTGACTACAAGTGCTACGCCTCCGGCCATTACGATCTCGCCCAGGTGGCGCTCTTGCAGTGCGGTGGTGGTGCCCTTACCCGCCTTGGCCTCGATACCGACGAAGCGGCCCTTGTGACAGACCAAGAAGTCAGGGACACCTGACGCGCCGTACCCGCTACCCATCGGCATCGCGTAATACGCGCCTGCGTCTTTGAGGATCTTCTTGATGTGCGCCTTCACCATTCCTTCGGGAGTAAGTGATGTCATAGATGTGGCTCCGAGCAAGTTGTAAGTTACAAGTTATGGGGTGAGGGGGGATGTAGATTCCGCGCCCCCTCGTTTCGCGGTACGTGGAGTCGGCACGCGAACAATGTTCATCGGGTACGTGCCGATCAGATCTGCGGGTTACATCTACAAGGCTTGCCGCGTTCTGTCATCTACACCCGACCTAGAACTTGAAACCTTTACGCAATTCTTCGGCCAGCTTCTTGGCGTAGTGCTTGGCCTTGTTGGCGTCGTCTGAGTCTTTCTTACCCTGGCGCATGCCGTACTTGATCACGTTGCCCTTGAGGTAGCCGATCCACTCGTCGTGTGTCAGCACAGCCTGCATCACAGCCCACGGCTGGATGCCCATGTCTTTGTAGTGCGTGCCGCCAACCTGTTGTTGATCAGCGGTGGTCTCGGTGTTTAGTTGCACAAAGAAGTTCCCATCGTCAGGCGTCTCAAAGTCAAAAATAGAATCCTTAAGCTTCGTCAATTCATCTCTCCTTTAGCTTCTGTCGTTCCCTGTAACGCTGAGATATCTCAGCCCTTGTAAGCCGCCTTCGCGGCTCATCCTTGTCGTCGCCTAGCTCGTACACGGGCACTGCGTCACGCCCGAGGTTGTCTGGCAACCAACTGCCTATGTGTACTGTCTTCTCCGCCTTCAACGCCCTGAGCCAGTCCTGCGCTGTGACAACGTGAACCCCGGTCTCTTTTGCCAAGGCCTGCGCCGTCACCGGCCCTGCCTGCAGCATCCTAAAGGTCTGCGCTAAAACTAAGTGGTTAACCTTTATCGCTTTAGAAATCATCCTGTACTCCTTAGCCCCACTTTGTCGTCCACCTTCGGCAAGCGAATCGCGTCGGGCTGCTTGATTTTTTTCCTTGCCAGCGCGATGGCGCTGTCGAGTTCTCGGATCGTGATGACGTCCATCTGCTGATCATGTAGCTCCATCAACTCCTGGATCGCCTTGATCTCTGGCCCCATCGGTACAAACTTGTGCTTATCCACAGCGCGGAAGATGATCTTCAGAATCGCTGTCCGGCCTTCTGTCGACACGTCCGTGTACTCCTGGCCGAAGCCCATCGCGCAAAACACTTCGACCATGTTGCTCATTGCCACCAGCACGTTCATGTCTAGCTTTGTAGCCTCGCCGCGTAATAGCGCGAGTACAGCCTCACTGTTTCTGATCTTCAAGGTGCGCAGATAAGAGTCTCTCGACTTGACGGACTCCATCCCTTCGAGGACGTGCCCCAGTGGGTTGAGCATCTGCGGCTTGGGTCGGTACTGCTTGCGTGGTTTCGAGTTCGATGGCATGTCTAGATGATCTCCGGGGGCAGTTATTGGCACGGTGGCCCGTCATTCCGCAGTACGTACAGATCAAGTCGTTCAAGGCTTTGCTCTGATGAAGAATCGTGGGTACTCAGCGAGGACTTTCTTCAAGTTCGTCTTCGCTTCGCGGTGAAGTTGTTGCTTCTTTTTTGAGCAGGCCGAGTGGTCTGTTGCCATTCCGATGCGCTTGTTACAGATGACGCAGGTTTGGCTTTGTGCGTAGTTAAACGCTTTCATCTCAGTAGCAGTTGGTTTGGCAGTTGCCGTAGTAGCAGCACGTTGTGCACGTCACAGAGCGCCCGTTGTACCAAGTGGTGTGCGTCGTGCAGGAAGCCCAGGCAGCGACGGATGTGAGTGCGGCGATAGCGGCAATGATGATTTTCTTTTTCATGGTGTTCTCCAATTAAGGTTTGCTTTAGTAGGTACGTTAGTACCAGGGGGTAAGTCTTTGCTTGATTGCTGAGTACCGGTCTAGCAGTGCCCAGGTCTTGTAGATCACATGCGTGTCCACACGCGGGGCCAGTCCGACTTCGAGCGCCAGCTTGTGTAACGCCTGCATGGTTTCGGTATAGGTGGGTAGGTTTGCATCGAGGAGTACAGCATCAACGGTATCAACGGGGGTCGTCATGCTGTATTCCTTTTAGGCTTCGTCTTCGCCTGTTACCAGGGGGATATCGCGCCACTCGCCGGGGATGATCCCGGCATAGCGTTGATGCGGCTCGTGCCATTGCTGCAATACGCGTACATGGGTTGGAGCGTAGCTGTTTTTGCTCATATCGAATGCGGTGACTTCACGTACAACGAACCGCAGATGGGTGGTGGGCGTCAGCGTCAGGGCGTCGGTATTAAAGGTCACGATAGCGTTCCTTACGTTCTCTTAGTCGTTGGGAGATTACGGACTCATGCACACCGCTCAACTTCCCGCATGTGTCGCACTTGAACCCTAGCATCAGCCGCTCGTTTTTGCTGTCACCCTCCCACCACGATGTGATGCTGCCGGAGTTGTTGCCCAGGCGGTGCTCCATCGCGTGCAGAAATCGCTTGAGCCTGCGCTTAAGCCTCCACAGAAAACCTCTCATCGTTGCTGCTCCTCTTTGATGAAGACACCCAGGCGGCGGATCGATGCGATGCAGTACTCGCTCATCCTGGCGTGATAGTCCGATGCCGCTTGGTGCCTCAGCAGTTCCCGTTTAACTGCCTCAAGATCTTGGGCTGCCAATGCCGCCGCTGTTGGCTTACGAAACAACCGTGCGAGTTTGGGTATGTGTATGCGCATGATGTGGTTAAACACTGGTTGAGTCTTGCTTTCTCATGTGCCCCCGCGCTCGGATGGCCTCAGCAAACATCTGCCCGTAGAACGGCTCCGTCTTTAAGCACAGTTCAGCGCACGCTTCGCGCTCGGCATCGATGGCCTTCTGAAGTAGCTCATCGGCGTCCCAGGGCAGCGGTGTGCCGCCCATCTTGTATGCATGGTTGCGCCACATACCGGCGGAGGTTTTGTAGCGCTCGACGTCGCTCTCTAGCATGCGCATCTTTTCGGCTTCGTACTCGGTCATTTGTATTGCCCCTTTATCGCTGCGCAAAACCCAGGCGGCGCATGCCGAGTTCGATCAGCATCGCGGCATCTTCGAGTGCGTTTTCGCTGCGACTCATTGACGTTTGCCACTCTCCACCTGTACGTTTTCCAACGATTCCGACGCTGACAATCTGCCCGTCTTTTGCGTCTTGCAGCCACTGTTCAAGCAACGAGATAGCGTCTTCATTGTTTGGGCCCACGGCCTTGATAAACGGTTTTATCTTGTCAGTCATGTGTTCTTCTCCTTGAGCTTGGCTTCGATGTACTCCGCTAGCGTTTGTGCAATAACAGGGTGCAAGTTTGACCTTATGCAAAAGGCTTCGTGATCTTCAGCCGTCAGCCCTTGCCATTCACGCTTTGCAGCGCCCGACAAGACCGTGCGTATCTCTTGCGTGTATCGCTCAAGATTGTCGCGAGTCTGGTCTTGCTTGGCTTGCTGCTCCAGCGCGGCGCGGAGGGCATCAACCTCGGCGTAGGTGTCGTAGTAACTGCTGGCGCGGATAAGAACATCCAGCGCCTGCTGTGCGGCTTCGCGTATTGTTGTCATGCGTTCTTTTCCTTGAGCTTGGCTTCGATTTCTCTGGCAAACCGGCGTATCCCATCCTCAGATAAACCCATTCGGCTGCCGTCAGACCAGATTTCTTCATCCGTCAGCCCTTGCCACTCGCGTTTAGCAGCGCCATTCAATATAGTGCGTACCTCTTGCGTGTAGCGCTCCAGGCTGTCGCGGGTTTCGTCCTGCTTTTCTTGCTGCTCTAGAGCAGCATCAAGGGCGGCTATTGCCCTGCCAACTATTTCGATCTCTATGACACTCAATGGTGAATCGATGTACTCCAAAGCACCGAGCGCCATCATTGCGGCGTTACGTAGTGTTGTCATTTGTTTTTCTCTGTCAGACGGACTTCTACTTCTAGCGCGAGACTGCGGTATGCACCCACTCGATCATCGTCACCCACGAAGTCTTTGCATATCTCGTCGCGTTCTTTGTGCGTCAGGCCTTGCCATTCGCGCCTGTTAGAGGATCGGGATGTAGCGCAGTCGCCTGAAATCGTCATGCTGAGCGGTGGTGCGGTGTAGAGGGGTAACGTTCGGTGGTTTTCTGTAAAGTCTTTTGGGTTGTCGGTCACAAACGCTGAACTGCCGTCCAGCGTGTAGACCATCCACGCAACAGGCTCCGTATCTACCAGCCCTTTCCATTCACGTTTTGCGGCAACAACAAGAGCCGTTAGACGCTCAAGATTTGGAATTCTGCAAAGCAAGTATTCGGATCCGCCCGAAGAATAAAAAAATCCGGCTGCTCTTGCCATCTTCACAATTTCGTTTCGATCTATCTGTCTTTCTGTTACCCAATATGGTTTCGGCTCCGGCAAACTCGCCATGCTGTCGGCGTCTAATGCTTTGCGAAGAACGTCCATTGCTTCTATGTAGCTCATGACGTCACGGTGTTTTGCTTGATCTGCTACGGGCAAATGTCCGAACTCAAGGGCCTTTAGCGCCATCAGCGCGGCTTCACGTAACGTGTTCATTCCCAACCCTTTAGCTTTGTCAATTCGTCCTGAAGTGCGCTCAAGGCAGCAAAGTGCTCTCGGTGCCCTTGCTCTGCGTAGTCGTCATCACCTTCGCGTGGGTGTGGAGTCGAGTTTTCTAGCGCATTGATAGCCATTTCTATGGCGTCACGTAGTAATGCTAATGGAGTCATGTGTTCCCCCTTGCTCGGATAGCTTTAGCTATATTTATTGCCTCGTACCAGTCCGAATCGCCGACGTAGCACTCTTCTGAGTATTTGTCTGCCACAGCGGCACACGCCTCACGCTCTGCTTCTGCAACGAGGGCAGCGAAGCGCTCAAGCTCTTCCTGCGTAACCGTCCAGAACTCGTTATGCCACGCTGGTTTCTTGTCGGGGTCGCAAGCTTGCTGCATCAGCTTGATGGTGTCGTCTCGTGTCATGTGTTCCCCCTTGCGCGGATAGCTCTGGCTGCGCGTGTGCCATAGATGTTTACGCCAGTAGGTATGTGCGTGTCGCAGATTGTTTTTTCGGCCAATGCCGCACACGCCTCGCGCTCGGCAGCGGCAACAAGGGCAGCGAAGCGTTCGAGGAATTGGTTTGTTTTTGCTGCGTACAGCACTACGTCTTTCCCATCTTCACGGTTTATAGAACCGTCTTCCGTCGCAGCCTCGTGCGCCAGCTTGAGGATCTCGTCTCGTGTCATTCCTCCCTCCGTTCATCGTTCAGGCTGTACATGTCATCGCGCAAGTCGTTAATCTCATTGCTCAGATATTTGTTCAGATATTCGACCTCGCTGCGCAACTCGGCGATCTCTGCTTTCC